TTAGGTGCCTTTTTTTGTGTCTGCGATTTGTGTTTTTCCCTCCTGAAACTCTGAATCTGTCCACTTTTTGTCCACCCCTATTTTTGGGGCGAACCTAATCGCGTCTGCTAAATGGTCGGGAGACAGGTGTGCATAACGCATGGTCATAGCGATGGTTTGATGGCCAAGAATTTTTTGCAGCGTGAGCACATCACCACCGTTCATCATGAAGTGAGACGCAAAGGTGTGGCGTAAAACGTGAGTGCGTTGTCCTGGTGGCAAACGGATACCCGCTTCAATAATGGCCGCTGAAAAGGGTTTGTACGCTGCCGTGGGGAATAGCCTTCCGATTCTAGGGCCATGGGAGAGCAGTGTTTGATAAAGCTCGTCAGGAAGGGGAATGGTTCTGTTCCTGCCGTTTTTTGTGCCGGTGAAGGTAACACGGCCATTGCGCAGCATTTCAGCTCTTAGGTATTGAGCTTCGCTCCAGCGCGCGCCGGTTACTAGGCATAGATGAGTGATCAGTAATACATCACGATTAGTAGACTCGCGCAGCACTTTAAACAGGGCATCAATATCTTCGTGGGTGAGGTAGGAAAGTTCTTTTTCATCTACCCGCAGCGGTTGCACCTGGGCAAAGGGGTTGGTGCTGTCCCATTCACCTAGCCGGATCAGTTTGTTAAAAACGGCTCTAAGGTGCGCTTGGTCGTGATTGACGGTGTTAGGTGTAACACCGCTTTCAAGTCGTTGTTGGCGAAGTCGCGTAGCGTCAACGGGCGTGATCGATACGGCCAGGGGGTTACCCATCAGATCGGCCAGGGCATTCAGTTGTGAGAGGCGCCGTTTGCCATCTTTCAGCGATACACCGTGATAGCTGTACCAGAGTTGGATTAAATCTTTTAGGCGTCGCTTATCGCGCTTTTTTGACTCATACGGTTCACCAATAGCCATTTGACCAATGACATAGCTTTCAAAGCGCTTGGCTTTGGCTAAGCTAGGTAGGGTTTTACGCACACGTTTGCCGTGCTTCCCTTGGGGTCTAATATCGACCAGCCATCCGTTATCGACTTTCTTAATGGTCATTACGCAGCTTTTCCTACCAATCGTCGTTCTATCAATTTCTGCTCTACGATCTGCCTGAATTGCCCGGAATCGACCCCTCGACGGCGGTAGTATTCGGCTAGGTCATCCCACATGCCGGAGCGTTGGAGATAGCGCACCGCTTGGTGGGTACGGAAGCCCTGACGGGCATAAATGCTGATGAGGTTGCCAAACGCAAGGGTGACGTTTTTTTCATTACCTAAGCCAGGTGTTTTGCGGGCGCGTTTGTACATGAAGCCAGGTTCATGACAGTAGAAACGGGCGTCTTCCTGCATGACTTGCCACGCGGGATCTATCAGGTTGCGACGGGCATCCAGGCGGTAGGATTGCATGGCGGTTCGCCAGAGGCCGGAGAGGTGCGGGACAACGTCAATGAAGCGGTTGAAACCGTGGGAGGCGTCCAGCACTTCACCGGTATCGACGTTGCAGGGAATGCCCATCGCGTACTCACGCAGCACCGATTGATGGAAACGCAGCTCGATACGCCAGACGGTTTCCTCAGGGTTATAGGCGGGGCTGAGGTCGTCTTTTACGGCGTGTTTCCAGATGCCTTCCCAGAAGTGCATTTTGTCGCGGTGCTTGGCTTCGAGTGTCTTGTTGTAGATGGCACATTGGAGCGCCCCAGCGGTACCAAACATATAGGTTTCACCACGGCCATAGGTGGTGGCAATGGTGTTGTGGGCAAACTCCAGGTCTTCAATGCCGTCGATGCGCATGATCTTTTTGGATCGGGTCACAAAACGCTGCATGAAGTCTTTGGGAGGCTCCCAGCCTTGAACGTCTAGCGCGAGGTGGATGGCACAGCCGACCGGTTCCACGTAGGCGAGCATGTGCGCGGCGATGTTGTACATGAAGTCTTGGCACTGCTGGGGGCTGCGCTCCTGAATGAAGTGCGGGGAGAGCTCGATTTTCAGGTGGGTACCGATGTTCTCTACCTTGGTATGCCGTGCCTGAAAGAACACGATCACGCCTAGTTCATTGTTTTGGAGACGGTAGCGGAAGCCAGAACCGGCTGCGCCGGCCCCTACTGACCATGTGACATCAAAGAGCTCCATGGTGGCGCCTTTGCCTTCGTTATAAACCCTGATGATCTCATCGAATTGGTACAGGCACGGCTTGCCCTGGTACAGCTGCCTTACCGTGTCCACGCCTGCGTTCAGTAAGCGGATATCGTCAAGCTCACGCTGACCAGCGGAGCTGATCAGGAGCTTTCCAAACGTGTCTTGCTCGCCTTTCTCCAGTGAGGCAATCGAATAACGGTTCCAACGCTCCATGACCTATTCCCTTAACTTTTAAAAATGTTGGTACGAGCTGTAGTGAGCTGCTTTAACGGGTTTCGTTGTTATTCTGCGAGACGTGTTACAGGGATGGTCTCGACCTGCTGCCGCCAGCCCGTCACCCCGTGCTGCGCAGGTAGTAACGGGCTGGCGGCAGCAGGTGCTTGGGTATTCACGCGCTTGGCGTCATAACGGGGTAATACCGTCGCTTGGAGCAAGACATGCAGGTTGGTGCGCTGGTTGGAGGTGGATTCGTTTTGGAATAAGCGACCGGCAACGGGGATGCTGGAGAGGCCAGGAACGCCGGAGACCTGGGTACGGTCATCCTGGGACGATAGGCCGCCTAACAGCAGGGTTTGGCCGGAGCGGATCTGTACGGTGGTGTTGATTTGGCGCTGGTTGGTGATGATGTCGGAGGCGATCAGTGAATCCGTTAGCGAGTCGGCGGAGGTGGTGATATCCATGATGACCAAACCGGAGGCCGTGACCACCGGCAGCACGTTTAAGCGTATGCCTACGTCCCGGCGTTCGATGGTCTGGAAGGGGCTGTTAACGTCCGCTGATTCACCGGTGACGCGACCAGTGACAAAGGGCACATTCTGGCCGATGGAAATGGTGCCCCGCTTGCCGGAGAGGGTAAGGATTTGCGGTGTGGATAACACGTTGGAGCTTGAGTCGCGCTGTAAGGCGTTGATGGCAAACGCGAGGACATCCCCGTCAAAGATCCCGAAGGTGCCGCCGGATGAGGCTAAAGAGGTGCCGAGATTGGCGGTATTGAAGCCACCGGCGACACCGCTACCGGTTGACCTGCCCAGCGAGACGCCTAGATCGAAGGTATCCCCGTCGGTGGTTTCAAAGATCACCGCCTGGATAAGGAGTTGAGGGTGGGCGACGTCCACTTGGGGGAGTAGCTCCTGCAGCTGTGAAAGCTGCTTTTCTGGGCCCTTGGCTAAGATGGCGTTGGAGGCATGGAGTACCTGCACACGGGGCAGGGTGGTGCCGTCCTGGGCGTTCTGGGTCAGAAAGTTGGTGACCAGCGGGGCGATATCGTCTGCACGCACGTTATTAAACGAGAACAGGTGTGTGGCCTGGGGTTCAGGCGGTGGGGTGAGCGTGGGCGCGTTGGCGATCGCGGCGGCGGGATCGAGTGGTTCGGCTGGTTGAGCAAAAACGCCTGGTGTTTTTGAAGTGGTTGATTGGTTGGCCGGGGCAACAGTCGGCGGGTTGCCAGGCAGGATGGTGTAGCCGTGGGAACTCAACACGCCCTGGAAGAATTCATCCAACTGGTGATCAGGCACATCGGGGGCGTAAACCGTGAGCGTGCCAGTGGCCGTGGGGTGAATGGCCAACGGGGAACCGCTTTGGTCGACGTACCAGCGTACGAAGTCGCGGATATCGGTGTCTTGCATCTGGATCGGGGTGGCACTGGCGGTGCTGGCGAACGTGACCAGGGCAAATGCGGCGGCGGTTTTAGCAGCGAATTTCAGCATGGGTGACTCCATTTTCTACGCGGACAAGACAGGCGCTCACAGGGACGATGCCAAAGCCTTGGCGGGCGAGATCGTCGGTGGTGAGGGACTGGTGGTCGCTATCAATGAGGCGGTAAGTGGTGTGATTGCCAAACTGGCTAAAGCTGGCGATGCGGGTGGTGCTAAAGTCGGGCAGTTCTTGCGGTGCCGCGGGCGGGGTGTCGTCTGGTGATCGAGCGTTCACCCGGTCGGCGACGAGTACCGACAGGGTGATAAAGCAGCCCAGCACAAAGGAGGCCAGGGAGAGCAACGGGCGGTTAAAGCGTTTCCAATAGATATGGGTCATTTTCATATAGAACCTCGCATCACGCGGTACCCGAAGCCTGCCGTGGGTGAGCCAGGGCGGCAGCACGGAGTAGGTGCCGTGGGGGTAGTGGTCAGAGAAGGCTTGCTTGGTGTCGTAAGCGGGGTAGAGAGCGCGGCCGGTGTATGTCCAGCGTTCTACCGTGATGCTTTGCGGGGAGTCGCCGTATTTGACGATGCCTAGATGCACTTTAGGCATGGGCATTTTGGAGCCCACAAACATTGAGTAGAGCGCACCAACAAAGGGAACGGAGACGCGATCCAGGCGACGGCAGTAAACGACGTGTTCAGCGAGGGCGACGCGGGCTTGCTTGTCCATGATCGACAAGTCTTGGATCAGGAAAATGATATCCCAGCCCAGTTTTCTAGCGTGCAAAAACCAGTTGATGACGTCCTGGCGGCTTTTATCGTTCCAGGAGCGGGCGTTAAACCAGGTGCCGCACTCATCCAGCACCAACAGGCCGTTTTTGCTTTCGTCGTAATCGTCGGTACCGGTGCCGATGGACTCCAGATCAGCAAGGACAGGTTTATCAGGAATGCGGTAGCAGCGGGTTAGCTTGGCTTTTTCGCCAATCAGCTTATCCAGGTTCAAATCCAGGTTGGTGGCAACCTTGCAGCCCTGGTTCAGCTTGTCCTTGATCTTACCCACTGCAACCAGGGTTTTACCGGCGCCCAGTTTGCCGGTGACGACGTAAACGGCCATTAGAGAACGGGCCTCCCTTGCTCCCAATCAATCAGCTGTTTTTTCTGCTGGAAGACCCACATAGCCACTTTGCTGCTGTAAATAGCGGCAATGCAGGCTTCAAGGTTGTCAGGCTTTACGGCACCCATGCCGTTGGCGAGATCGGAAGGGAGGGAGGCGTTGATCCCGTTGATGATCAGCGCGAAGGTTGAGGCGAGCGCTACGAGCAGCGTGATATAGAGCGTTGTCCAGATCAGGGCACCCGCTAGGCGGTTAGTAAAGCGGGCGGCAATACGGGTGATCAACCACTCCAGGACGCGAGAGACAAAACTGATAAGCGCGCCCATGCCGAGCAATGCAGGAAGTGCCATTTATGCTGTCCTCTGTTCAGAGCGAAAGAAGGTGTCGACGATGCTGACGACCGTCCAGAAGTAGATAATCCAGGTCAGCCAGAGCTTGATGGTGTTAAACGCTTGGCAGGAAATTTCCATCGGGCCGAACTGGAGAGGGATACAGCCGCCGGAAGGCAGCGAGGGAAGGCGTGAGGTAATTTGTTCGGCAATATCGGAGCTGGCACCGTCGCCGATCTCATCCATGAGGCTGTTTATTTCGTCGCCATGCTCCTGTTCTTGAAGGGCTGCCCCGTCGAGGGTGTCGTCCATGCCGGAGGAATCAAACAGGTCGTCACCGTCGCCAAGATCTTCGGTAAAGCGGGAGGCGAGCTTGTCGACCATGCGGTTGAGCAGCTTGGAGATACCGCCTAACAGGCCATCGCCTTCACCGCCTTCACCTTCTCCCTCGCCATCCCCGTCACCAGAGCCATCACCGACACTCCCCAAGTCCAAGCCTTTGAGGGCATCGGTGAAGGTGTTGCCTAGTGCGTCAAGGGAGTTGGTGATTGTTCCCGTCTGATCTTCAAGAGCACTGGTGAGATCGTCGGTTTGACCGTCAAGTGAGCTTGTCAGGCTATTGGTTTGATTGTTTAACGTGCTGTTGAGCGCATTGGTTTGGGCAGAGGTCGCGTTGTTTAAGTCGTTGGTCTGGTCGCTAATAGCGCCGGTAACATCGTTGGAGAGCGCGTTGATAGCGTTACGGTTGGAACGGCCAGCGGAACCGATAGCCTCAATGATGCCGGATTCATCAAACTCGAAATCCGGTACGGTTGAGCCGCCACCGGAGCCACCGCCGCCGTTGTTATCGTCAGAATCATCATTGCCGGAATTATCACCGCCACCGGCATCACCACCTGAATTGCCGCCAGGGTCAGTGGGATCGGTTGGGTTTGTGGGGTCGGTCGGATCGCCACCACCATTGTTACCGCCACCCCCACCACTAGAAGGGTTGGAGTGAGTAGTTCCATTGGAATCGACATAGGAGAAGTAATCGGGAGCAGACTCCCAATCGACTAAATAAGAGGTATCGCCAATGGTGACGCAGCTAGACGGATCAGAGCAGCCGCCAGGGAGAGGTTCTAGATAGTCAGGGGTATTAAAGTCGACAACGGAAAACGTGCCATTACTCTCACCCCAACCACCATTTAAGCTCGAATCCTCATTAAACTCACCATACTCACCGGTAGACGTTGATTCAATGGATAAAGAACAGGTTATATTGTCATCAGTACCTGAGCAGGCAGTAACACCACCAGCACCAGTAATGGAGCAAGCACCGCCATTAGTTTTAACAGTGCCACCATTGTTTAAGTAATTAGCACCACTTGCAGAAACAGAAATAGAGTCGCCATTACTAGACTTACATTGCTCATCAGTTAATTTAGGTAATAATTCAGGATTTGAGACCAAATCATCACAATAAGTCGAACCTGAGCAATCTTTAGCTACAATTCTCTCCCAATCGCCAATAGAAGTGCATTCAAGAGGATCATAAGGGTCGGGATAGCACGTTATACTTTGACAATAAAAAACAGCAGAAGACGAAGAGAACCGAACACCAGCATAAACTCTATAATCAAATTTCGTACCAGTACGCGAATTGTGGTTTTTAACAGCAGTAGCACAAGCAGCAGCAGGGGAACCATATCTACCAGGAGCATCTGAGGAATACGATCTAAAATAAGGGTCAGAAAACGCGTAAGAGGAAAACACCATTAAAAAAGGCGCTAACAAGATGGGTAAAACGGCTTTTTTAATCATGTTCCCCTCGCTATATAAAAAGGGGCGTTTCCGCCCCTTGGTTGATCCCTGTTAAAGCGGTATTAAGAGGCGCGGCTAGCAAACTTCTTAAACAACTTGATACCGATTAACGCGGCGGTGATAGAAGCGACAACAGGCCATGCGTAACCCGCCATATCAGCCCCTTGAGATTGAACCTCGTTGAAAGCGGCTTCGGCACCGGCTGGGGCAGTTTGCGCAAGAGCGGTAGCAGAACTCATGACGAGAGCAGCACCGCCAGCGACTTTGCCGCGTGTGGTGGTAGCAGCTTGTTTTACGCCTTGTGCGATGGTTTTAAGTTTCATGAGACAGACTCCATAAAGCGTTTAAGGGTCAAGATGATGTGTCCAAACGCCCAACCGACGGCGTAGGACGTGAAAAGGGTGCCAACAACAAACGTAAGGCTTGGATCGTTCATCGTTGGCCCCCATTTATCGCGCCGATCCCGAACGCAAGGACGAGGCCGACGCAATAAACCAGGAGCCACAGACCGGAGAGTTCACTGGTGTCCATGGCTCAGAATCCTATTTTTTGTCGCTGGCGGTAGCTTGTTGCTGGCTACCGGTGGCGTTGGGTTTGCGGGCGGCGATGACGTGAAGCACAGTTTTGCCACCGGCAGCCGCGGAGGAAGTGCGGAGTTCGATATCCAGCTCCATGGCACAGGGCATGTGCGGGGCAGCGGCGTGGAGCTGGTCGAAAATGTCATAGGGCGCAGTCATGACGCTGACCTGATTGCCGAGAGCGTTCTCGTTCTCAGCAGAGGCTGCTTGCATGATGGAAATTTTGGCGCCCTGGACGCCGTTATCCATCTTGTAGCGTGAGGCACCGATAACGTGGGCTTGAATGGTGTTGATCATGGTGATGTTTCCTTTTCGTTAGCGTTAGGTTCTGGCGGCTTGGGTTAGGCAGTAGTCCGCGAGAATGGATAGCTCAGTGGTTTCAGGTGTTACGCCGTTTTGTACCAGCGCCAGGTATTCCGCCTGGGCGTAGTAGGTGGCGGCGCGTGCATAGTCCCGGCCGTGGAGGCACCGCTGGCCCCGCTCCCTCAGAGCTCGGGAATCGAGGCAGGGGGATCCCCCTACCCGCCCTCCGTTTGCCCTTCGGTCTTTCTGCACGGCAGCCAACATCGGCCAGCCGGTCAACCCCTGTTTCAACCCCACAAACAGGGGTTGACAGTCTGTCCGCTGCTGGCTAAGAACGCCGTGCGACCGAAGGGCGACGGATGACGGGCAGGGGGACATAGATCAAGCCTCGTTGGCATTGGGAGCGGGGGAGGCCGCACGGGAAAGGGCTTCCAGCGGTGCTTTGTCGCCGCGCTCCAGTTGGGCAAGGCCGTACTCAATCAGGCGTTCTGATAGGGCTGAGGAGGTCAGGCCGTTGGTGCCCGCCTGAATCAGGTGGCGGCTGTGGGTTTCCGGATCGAGAAAGACGCGGATGGGCTGTTTTTTACTCATGTGGATAACTCCAAAAGGGCTAAAGGCCGTTGTGGATAACGGTAGGCGCGTTAGCCGTGGGGGTGTGGATAGATGCGCGGGTACAACAATCACCGATGAGCAAGGGGAGGCGTCGGTGGGTGTAGGGGCGCGGTCGATGGCCTGGGTTAGGCCGTAGTGCTTGGCGAGGTAGTCGAGAGCGTGCTGGTAGTGCTTGAAAACGATGCTGTAACGAAGGCAATCGCCAATGGCGACCATACGTGTGATGGTGGCGTCGTCCAGGTCGAGGGCGAGCATGTGAGCCGCAGGGACGTTGATGAAGCTGAAACCGCCATCTTCAAAATCTTTAACAACATGCTGGTGAAGCAACACCATGCCAGGAGCGCGCTGGTCGTCCATCAAGAGCTCTTGGACGTTGATAGTGAAGGTATCGGTGTCCATGAGCGCATTTGGCGCTGTGAGGCTGACAACAGGTGCTTGGGGGGCGATAGCGCTCATTAGTGCCAGTCCTCCGATTGAAGGCACTCAGCGGTAAAGAGTGCGACGTTAACGAGACGACGACGACCCACTTTAATAAGCGGGAGATTCCCCTGGTTAAGCTGGCCCCGCACGGTGTCGGGAGTTAGGCCAGATAGTTCAGAGAAGCGCTCTATCGTCATGACGGGCACCTGGGGTGCGGAGACGTGGGGCGTGTTGCTCGTTTCCATGCTGTACCTGCTCGCTGTGGCATGTTGTGGTAGTCTTCTGTTGTCAACACTGCGTCAAACAATCTTGGTCTTAGTGTTGCTAGCGTGTACTTAAAATAAAGTACACTCATATCTAAGGTTACTCAGAGTTGAGTATATGTCAAGCGAGCTTGCTAAAAAAATCCGTCAAATTCGTGAAGTGGAAACTTCAGGAAGGGGGGAGTTTTCGCAACTTATTGGAATTGCTAAGAAAACATTAGAAGGTATTGAGCAAACTGGAAGGGTGCCTAAAGGCGATCTTTTGGAAGCTATTTGCCAGCAATGGCCGAAATACACACTTTGGTTAATGACTGGGCAGGTAGACGAAGGGTGCGGCCAAGTAAGCCCCGAGATAGAGAGGGCGCGCCGCGAATTGAAGCAAACAGGGACGGGTACCAACTAGCACAAAGGGTTGTGGATAGATGGTATGCAGGGGGAAGGCATTGTGGATAAGGTGAAAAATTATGACGACAGTTAATAATGTAGTGGAAGATATCAGAAAGCACAGTGAATTTACTTATCTTGAAGATGAAGTTAAAAGCAATAGCAAAAATATAGATTTCTTGAAAAGCATAAATTTTTCAGCTGTTAGTCTTCTTCAAGTAATTAACGAAGAGCCGAATGATAATTTATTTTCTTGGAAAGAGCTAGTTAAAGCAAATAACTTAAAAGATGTGCATGTTAACGTTTTTATCGTTAGTTCATTTGTTCTTATTTACGTGGCCTCTAAAGAGTTTTTAAGATATTCTGGATTGGCATCGAGTGCTAAAAAAGCAATAGATACTTTAGAAGAGTGTCTGGAGAATAACAAAAGCAGTGATTATTATTCTTCAATAATTGCAAAAATTGAAATTTATGAGAACTATATTTCTTTTGCGCTTCAAGAAGAAAGAACTCGACGATTATATGAATTGAGTTTGGATGAGAAATTTAATCATGCACTAATGGGGCATGAACAAAGAATTGAAAAAATAAAATCTAAATTAGATTATAATATGGAACTATTGGAATCAATAGAGAGTGAAACTGGGTATGCTTCTTTGATACACGGGTTCAAAGAGTATGCCAAGAAGCTAAATGAAAAAAAGAGAAAGCTTACGGTTGAAACAAATAATATAAAATATCTTCTTTTCCTTATACCTACCCTCTCTGCTTTTCTGTCTCTGACAATGGATGTTGGATATGGTTTTTACTTAAGCGCTATTTCTGCAATGGCATTACTAGGGCTTTTATTAAGAGTTAATATAAGAAAAGAAGATCAATTAGATCAAGTTTTTACGAAAATAGACAATAGGATTGCATTGTCAATGTTCTACCGTTATCAAGTTGTTGAAGGTAGCGAGGAAGATAAAAAAACGGCAGCTAGTAATTTTAATTCATTTATTTATTCAGAAATAGAAACAAGCGATTGGAATGCTCCAGATATCAGTGAAGGAATAGTAAAAATACTAAAAGAGTATAATAGATAGGCTACCTACCCGAATAACTAGAAACCTCACCATTGCAAATCCTCACCGAATGCCGACCGCTTTGAAAGCGGTTGGAACCATCCCAGTAGAGAAAACGGCACAGATTGCCACCATAAGTACGTGTGGACGTGCTCGAAGGCTTGCCGAGAATACGAATGGCCTGGCTTTCGGTCATACCTGGAAGCACTATCCCCCGTGTAGACGCCCTGACCTCAGCGTTACGGCGTTCAGTGGTTGATTGATACCTGTTAGTGCTGCTGTTATAGCTAGGGCGCTGGGATCGCTGCGCAGGCTGTGGGGGAGGCGGCGAAGGAATATCAGGCGCCTCGATAGGCAACGTCGATAACGTACCTGAGTTAGACAAAGGCGTTTCACCTTGTGCGCAGGGTGCATCTTGATAAGTCGTGTGGCCATTGACGACGCACTTGTGGATATCTGCATTGGCCATGAGAGGTGATAGCGCCAAGAGGGCAAGCAATGCGGTTTTTATCAT